ATCAAACCAAAATGACCCCCCAGCAAAAAGCTGAGCAGGATATAAAGCAGTGGCTTGATGCCAAAAGGGTCAGCAACAGAAAGCGTGAAGAATACGCTGATCAAATTCAAACCCTTCAAAATGAGATTGAAGATGGTAACCTCAGGCTGGATGAGGAGGGAAATTTGATACAAACCCTGAAGTTCCCTTTCAAAAGCCTGACCGAGCTCAAATACAAACAAAGGCTGACCAAGGGGGATGTTCAGCCCTATATGAAGGGGGTAAACTCGCAAGATGGAGATGCCCGGGTACAGGGCTATATTTGCGCTCTGACCGATCAACCTCACGGTTTGATTGATAAGCTGGATACCGAGGATATGGAGATACCAAACTCGATAGCGGTTTTTTTTATAGCGTAGAAGATTATTACAACAACCTTGTAAGCCTCACCGATCAGAATATTACGATACTGATTGTGAGCGTAGCAAATTTTTACGGATGGGGGCCCAACTTTCTCCGCAGCTTGTATTTGGATGCTGAGGATGAGTTGGGCCTTGTGCTTTGGTACCGGGAGGTACAGGAAGATGAGAAAAAGCGGAAAGACGAAGAAAAAGGGATAAGTTAATGCCAGCTTTCACCGTGCCAACAAAATTTACCGCCCGGGATAAGGTTTCAGACACCCTGACCAAAATGAGCAGGAAAACCCGCAGTTTTTCCCAGAAAGCTGAGAAAGGTTTTGCCCGGGCTGAAAGGAGTGTAAGAAAGTTCGATCGGGCGACCGGCAGCGTTCGGGGTAACCTGACCAAAATGCAGGGGGCCTTTGCGGGGGTGGTCGCTGCGATGGGTGGGGCTCAAATTGCCAGCACGGTGGAAGACCTCGCAGACCTCGAAAGTAAGATAAGTAACCTTTTTGATGTTGGGAGCAAAAAGGCCCAGAAATATGCTGACCAAGTGTCGGTTATTTCAGCAAACCACAAAGTTCAAAAAGATGAGGTTGTGACAGCTGCTAATGCTGTTACGAAGCAGCTCGGGGTAGGGTACGAGAAAGCCCTGAGCAAAATTGAAAGCGGTTTCAAAAAGGGGGCCAATACTCAAGGAGAATTTATAAGCCAGCTCAAAGAATACCCGGCTCAGTTTCAGTCTTTGGGGTTGAGCGCTGATAAAGCTTTGGGGATTATAACCCAGACCCAAAAACGTGGGGTAATGAGCGATAAGGGGGTTGATGCCCTCAAAGAGGCAAACACCTCGCTCGGGGAGATGCCGAAAGCCACAAAAGAAGCTGTAAATAAGCTTTTCCAAAGCCAAGATGCTGCCGACAAGCTACAAAAAAGGCTGAATACCGGGGAAACCACGATGTTTGAGGAGATACAGCGTATTTCCAAAGCGATGCAAGGTGCCGACAAGCAAACAAAGGGGATGGTACTGGCTGATGTTTTCCGGGGAGCTGGCGAGGATGCCAGAGGGTTTATTGAGGAGATCGGGAAACTCAACCCCTCTTTGCAAAAAGCTGAGGATGCCCGCAACAAAACCTCCAAAGGGTTTGACCGGATGCAGGCCCTTTTGGTTAAGGTCGGTAACACCTTGAAAAGAAGCTTGGTACCAGCTTTTAATGAAGCTTTTGTGGCTTTAAAGCCGGTCGGGGTATGGATGAACAAAAACCGGGGGACCGTAAAAGCCCTAACTAAAGCGCTGTTGATCGGGGTTGCTGCTTTCCTAAGCTTAAAAGTTGCGCTATTCGCAGTAAGCCTTGCAATGAAAACAGCCCGGGCCACGATGATTGCTTTCAATGTGGTGATGGGAATAAGCAAAGGCTTGACCGGGGCCTCGGCAGTTGGGTTAAGGAGATATCGTTCAGCCCTAATTGCTTACCGGGCAGCCGGTAAAGTGGCAACAGCGGTACAATACGCTTGGAACGCTGCTTTGAGCGCTAACCCGATCGGGCTCGTGGTGGCCGGGGTCGCAGCCCTTATAGCGGTCGTGGCGGTCGTTATCAAAAAGTGGAAAAGCTGGGGCGCTGCGATTTCGGTTTTTCTGGGGCCTCTGGGTTTGGTGATAAGCCTTTTCAAGGCTTTCAAGCGTAACTGGGATATGATCAAAAAAGCCTTTGAAACGAACGGTATTGTAGGAGGGCTCAAGGCTATCGGTTTGACTATCCTTGATGCCCTTTTGCAGCCGGTACAGAAACTGCTCGAGCTTGTCGGTAAACTGCCCAGCTGGCTGGGGGGCAATGCAGCGAGCTCGGCAGCCAGCGGTATAGCTGACCTCAGGAAAAATATCCAAGGAATGGGTGAGGAGGTAGCCGGGATGGCCGACAAAGCTGAGAACGGTAACCTGAGAAAACCCGAGAAACCAGACCCACAGGGGGCTCAAAATGCTTTTCAACAAAAGTTGGTTAGGGAAAATAGGGAAACTGTTGACCTAAATGTGAACGACCCGGGCAACAGAACTGAGGTCAAGCGTAACCGGGGCCCCCGGAAAAGTAATTTGGTTATCAATCAAACACTTGGTAGATGATAGATTTCAAACTCAAAGACACGCCCGAGGGTGGGGATATAGAGTTTACCGGCAGCGACCTGAAGCTGACCGGGAGTTGGGCTACAATGCTATATATGGGCCTTTTTGGTGGCAATACTGAAGCAGTAACCGGGCAAAGGAATGATCAGCAGATCGCTGAGGATTTCTGGGCCAACAGTCTGCTCCACGAAGACAAGCCAGCAAAGCAAAATAACAGCAGGACCGAAAAAGCCTTGAAAACCGGGGTGATCGGTTACGATGCTGTTCGCAAAGTAACCGAGGCCGCTCAAAAAGACCTGAGTTTTTTCCAACAGTTTGCCAATATCGAGGTAGAGGTCGAGGAGCAGGGCTACCATTCCATTGCCCTAAACATTACCGTACAGGAGCCCGGTAACTTGGACAACAAGCTATATCAATTCCTTTGGGATGCCACGGAGCAGGAGCTAAAAGGGCTGCCGGGCGAGGAACCTAACTTGACCGAATACGAGGATTTTCAGTTTACAGGGCAAACCGCTCAAACGAACATTATTCAAGCCGACCAAACAACGGTTGACCAGCTCGAAAAGGTAACTTTTACAGCGGTTAATGTTCCGGATGGCCTGTTTTATTATTGGCAAATTGAGGATGGTAGCTATTTTTTTAAGCGGGGGCAAACGGTTGAACACACTTTCCGAAATACAGGACTGCATGATGTTAGTTTAGTGGTTAGTGATAATTTTTCAAGTCAAACGCAGTATAAAGGAGATTTTATAGAGGTTAACATAGGCCAATACACCGCATTCATCTTTGACATCGACACCACCAAAGCCGGGGCAACCGCCAGTAATGAGTTTCAGTTACCTTTTGTGGCGGGTGGCGATTATTCCTGTTCAGTTGATTGGGGCGATGGCAATACCGATGTGATTAGCTCTTATAATCAGGCAGAAACGCTGCACACTTACAGTTCAGGGGGAGTTTATACAGTTAAGATAACAGGTACTTTCAAGGGTTGGACATTTGGCGTTACCCCTAACCCGAACGATGCAGCGAAAATGCTGGAAATTAAGCAATGGGGCGACCTGTTATTTCACGATCAAGGCGAATACTTCAGAGGTTGCAGCAACATGACCATAAGCGCAACCGATGTGCCTAATAACCTGAATGAGTTAAGTAATTTTTCAGTTTTTTTCTTTGGTTGCAGCAGCATTACCACCGTGCCCAATATGAATTTTTGGGATACAAGTAATGCGAGTGATATGGGTTACATGTTCGATGAAGCCTCCAGCTTCAATCAGGATATTAGTTTATGGCAAGTGCAAAATGTTACGGATTTTGGAAATTTCTTAGACGATACACCAATGAGCATTGCCAATTACGATGCCTTGCTAATTGGGTGGGAGCAGTTAAGCCTTCAATCAAATCTTAAATTTGGAGCCAATAATCTGGAATACAGCGCTAACAGCAATGCGAGCCAAGCGAGGCAGGACATTATCAATAATTACGGCTGGACGTTCAATGGAGATACAGCCGTTTAAACATGAAAAAGGTTATGAAAAAGAAGCAAACCAAAACTGAAAAGCGAGTAAATAAAGCAGTTCAAAACGTACCTGACAACCGTATAAGCGTTAGTGAAGCTGGACAACGGTTACAAAAACTTGTGATCAATGCAAACAATACAACCGGAACATAAAACTTATTTCGTTTGCCATGACGGGGATAAGGTGTTCCATTTCGGAATGGTAGAAGCCGGAAAGCAAGTTAGCACGGGGCAGCCGTATATCCGTGAGCATGATACAGAAGA